ATAACAGTTAAAAACTGTGAAAATAGCGTAATAATATAAACATAGAATAACAATTTAAAAAAAAACAAAACAATGGGATTAAAAGGAGCATACAATTTTAAAGGTATAGCGTTAACCGATGCTTACTTACAAGTAGGTAGCATTAACTGCAACTACTACTATAATTCATCGCAAAATTTAAAAACTGCTGCTGTGTACAATCCAGATGGTAGTTTAAAAACTGAAGCGGTGTATGAAACGATTTGGGTAAAATCACCTAGCTCAAACGTTAGTGTGAAAGTATTTAAGGATAAAGCAACGAAAGACGCTAATCCAAACTCTCAACTAACTGAGTTTGGTTTTAGTTTTACTGGATCTGTAGCTGACTCAGCAAAGAATCACGTAAAGCAAGCTTACGTAGCTTTAAAAGCAGACGATAAGTACAAGGATTATACAGACGTATAATAAACAATTAACAATTAAATTAAATTAAATTATGGCAAAAGAAGAAGTAATTGATCTAGCTCCAGCGGTGGACAAGATTACAGATGAACAATTAAAAGAATTACAAGGTTTAGTAGGACAAATTAATAACATCCAACTAAGCATTGGTCAATTAGAGACTCAAAAAGCAGGTATGCTTCAAGGTGTTGGAGAGCTACAGTTAAAATTAAAAGACACGCAAGCTAGTCTTGAAAAAGAATATGGTAAAGTGTCTGTTAATATTCAAGATGGATCTATTAAGCCTATAGAAGATGAAGCTGATAAGAAAGATTAGTATTGGTAAAGATTATAAAAATGAAGCTATGCATTATGCCGTGGGCCAAGAGGTCTACGGCGGGCATACTATTTGTCATATAACAGAGGAAGATGACAAGTTTAGTATATTTATTAAAAAAGCTGATGAGGTTTTACCTTGGAAAGATTTTAATAAAAACATGGCGGTAGCTATTGAATATAATCTAGAATATTAACATGAGGAGTATTTTTGATTTTGTTGTTGAGCCACTTGGTTCTAGATATAACAACAATAAAAAGGTAGAAGGCGGAGACTTGATACTTAATACACAAATATTCACACACCAAAGCGTAAATAGGTTAGGTATCGTTAAAAGCTTGCCTACAACAGGTGACACTAATATTAAGGTAGGTGACACTGTTGTTGTCCATCACAACGTATTTAGAAGGTACCATGACGTTAGAGGTGTAGAGAAAAACGGTAGAAGCTACATAGATGATAACAATTATTTATGTTCTTTTGAACAAATCTTTTTATATAAAAATAAAAACGAGTGGAAAGCACCTAGAGGTTATTCATTTGTAAAACCTATTGAATCTAATAATATTTTTAATCTTAACAAAGAAAAGCCTAGTATTGGTGTTGTAAAGTATCTTGATGAGAACTTTGACTCACAAATACAACAAGGTGATCTAGTTGGTTTCACTCCTGGTAGTGAATATGAATTTGTAGTAGACGATGAAAGATTATATAGAGTTGGATCTCGATCATTAACTATAAAATATGAATATCAAGGAGACGAAAAAGAATATAATCCAAGCTGGGCATAAAGCAGTTGAAGAACTTATAAAAGTAGCTGGTGAAAAAATAGTTGATTCTGGAGATGATATATCTGCTGATAGATTAAAAAATGCCGCTGCTACTAAAAAGCTAGCTATATTCGATGCTTTTGAGATACTTAATAGAATACAAGAAGAGGAAGATATGCTTAATGATGTAGTTAAAGAGGAAGTTGAAGAGACATCATTTGGTGGCTTTGCAGAAAGAAGATCTAAATAATGTACAAGCAATCACTGTATAAGGTTGTAGAACCTATAAAAATAAACACAGTCAAGAGGCTTAACAAAGCTAAGAAGTGGGATTATGGCTATAACAAAGAGCATGATATTGTTGTTATATCTAAAACTGGGCAGATAGGTGAAATATATGAAATACAAAATTTTAAAATAGCATTACCTAAATGTGTAAGTCCACATAAGTTTGATAGTAATAAATGGGAAGTTAGTGATTACCCTAGAGAATTAAAAAGAATAAAAACTATATTTGATTGGAAAAATTATGCAGATGATTTCAAGAAAAAATATATAGATTANATAGAAGATGAGTTTAAAAAAAGAGAAGAAGGTTTTTGGTATTATAATCAAGGTAAACCTACTTANATTACTGGCACTCATTATATGTACTTGCAGTGGTCCAAAATTGATGTTGGGCANCCAGANTTTNGAGAAGCAAANAGACTATTCTATATATTCTGGGAAGCTTGCAAAGCAGATACAAGATGCTACGGAATGTGCTACCTTAAAAATAGACGTTCAGGATTCTCTTTTATGGCTTCAGGAGAAGCGGTTAATCAAGCAACAATATCATCTGATGCTAGATTCGGTATCTTATCAAAGTCAGGACCAGATGCTAAAAAAATGTTTACCGACAAGGTTGTACCAATATCTGTAAATTACCCTTTCTTTTTTAAACCTATACAAGATGGTATGGATAGGCCAAAAACAGAACTTGCATATAGAGTTCCTGCTAGTAAGCTTACAAGAAGAAGTATTGTTAGCTCTGACAAACCAGAAGAGTTAGAAGGTCTTGATACAACTATTGATTGGAAAAATACAGGTGATAACAGTTACGATGGTGAGAAACTTAAATTATTAGTACATGATGAAAGTGGTAAATGGGAAAGACCTAATAATATATTAAATAACTGGAGGGTTACTAAAACAACATTACGATTAGGTAGTAGAGTTATTGGTAAGTGTATGATGGGATCAACATCAAACGCTTTAGATAAAGGAGGAGATAATTTTAAGAAACTATATAAAGCTTCAGATGTTACAAAAAGAAACCGCAATGGACAGACAAGCTCGGGACTATATTCTTTATTCATACCTATGGAATGGAACTACGAAGGTTTCATTGATTCTTATGGAATACCTGTATTCGACACACCTGAAACAGAAAAGGTTGGACCTTTTGGCGAGGCTATAGATATAGGTATACTAGAACATTGGCAAAATGAAGTAGATGGTTTAAAAGACGATGGAGATGCTTTAAATGAATTTTACAGACAATTTCCAAGAACTGAAGAGCATGCGTTTAGAGACGAAACAAAAAACAGTATATTTAATTTAGCTAAAATATACGAGCAAATAGATTACAACGAGGAAACAAACTACATAAACACTATAACCACTGGTAATTTTCAATGGGTTAATGGTGTTAAAGATAGCAAAGTTATATTCTACCCTGATAAAAATGGTAGATTTAAATTAAGCTGGACACCACCAGCTCATTTACAAAATAACGTTATATTAAAAAATGGCTATAAAAAACCAGGTAATGAACACATGGGTGTTTTTGGTTGCGATAGTTACGATATATCTGGTACTGTTGACGGTAAAGGCTCTAAAGGTTCTTTACATGGGTTAACAAAGTTTAGCATGGAAGATGCACCAGCAAATCATTTCTTTTGTGAATATATAGCTAGACCACAAACCGCTGAGATCTTCTTTGAAGATGTTTTAATGGCACTTGTATTTTATGGGATGCCTATACTAGCAGAAAATAATAAACCTCGTCTATTGTATTATTTAAGAAGACGTGGTTATAGAGGCTTTAGTATGAATAGACCAGATAAAGTATGGAATAAGTTGTCTATAGCTGAAAAAGAAGTTGGTGGAATACCTAACTCTAGTGAAGATATAAAACAATCTCATGCTGCAGCAATAGAAATGTACATACAAGACCACGTTGGTATAAAAAGTGACGGTAGTCATGGTACAGTTTATTTTAACGAACTTCTTAATGATTGGTCTAAGTTCGATATAAACAATAGAACCAAGTTTGATGCATCTATAAGTTCTGGTTTAGCTATAATGGGTTGTAATAGACATTTGTATGCACCCAACGCTAAAGTAGAAAAACAAAAAGTAAATATAAGTTTTGCTAGATATAAACAATCTGGCATACAATCAAAATTAATAGAAAATTAATATGGCTGAGTCAGTTGTTAAAGGTTATTTTCCAAGTCAAGTCGCAAGCGATTTAGAAAAGATAAGTAAAGACTACGGTTTGAAAGTTGCTAAAGCAATTGAAAGCGAGTGGTTTAAGAGGGACTCTGGTACGAACAGATTCTCTGGGAATCAAACAGAGTTCCATAAACTTCGCTTATACGCTAGAGGAGAACAATCTATACAAAAATATAAAGATGAATTATCTATAAACGGTGATTTGTCATATCTTAATTTAGACTGGAAACCAGTACCTATTATACCTAAATTTGTAGATATAGTAGTTAATGGTATATCAGAAAGAGTTTTTGATATTAAAGCATATTCTCAAGATCCTTCAGGTGTCAGTAAAAGAACAGCTTATATGGAGTCAATGCTTAGAGATATGAGATCAAAAGAGCTTAATGCTTTTGCTAAAGAAGCTTTTGGTATTGATCTTTCTGA